GAAACGTTGTGTTTCCTCGGTTTTCTCTTTGGCGCGGAAGGAGGGATTTGAACCCGACAGAAAAAAGTTGGAACGCCGCATAAACACACGGTTTTTTATTTTGCATCTGTAATTTCATCTGTAATTCGTGCTGAAAAGTAGTCGTTGATGGCGGTGTTTGCGGTGGTCTTAGCACTGTCGAACACATAGGAATATGTCTTTCTGTAAGTGCTTTCGCAGCTCCAGCCGCCGCGCTCCATTGCGATGCGGTCGTCAATGCCCAGCGACTTCATAACGGCGGCATTGGTGTGGCGCAGGCCGTGGACGGTGGTATCCTGAATTCCGGCGCGGTCGCAGGCGCGGTGGATATGCTTTCGGACAGTGTCGGGGTGCATAGCAAACAGGCGGCCATCTGTACGGTGCGGGAGCTGGCGTATTTTATCCATGATATAGTCCGGGCAGTCTATGGTACGTTGGGAGGATAGATTTTTTGCGGTGTTCTTCTGCACCCAGTGGTTATGCTCATCAGGGACGACGGCGCGGCGGATGTGAAGCAGATTGCGCTCCGTGTCCACGCAGTCCCAACACAGGCCCACGATTTCGGAACGGCGCATACCCAACCAGACGGCCAATAGGATTGGGATCTCGCAGAAATCGCCCTGGACGGCCTCTACCAGCTTGCCGATGTCCTCCGGCTGAAGGTATTTTTTGACCGGCTTCTGCACCTGCGGCAATCGGACGCCGAATACGTCCACGCCGCACTCCTTCAAGACGGGGCGAATGAGCCCATAGGCGTTGGCTACGGTTTTGGCAGAGACGGTCTTGGCCTCCGCATTGACAGCGATCTGCACGTCCTGTTTGGTAATTGTGCGTACATCACGATACATGAGAGACGGAAACCTATTTTTCTGTGCGGTTTTATAGCCGCGGACAGTAGACGGAGAGAGGACGGCGCTTTTGCTTTCAATGTAGTCGTCTATGGCGGCGGTTAGGGAAACGCGCTCCGCCTTAGTGTGCTCTTTGGCGCCGGACTTCAAGGCGGCGGCTTCGTTCTCCGCCTCGCGCTTGGTGGGTGCGGTAACGGAGATGCGCCGACCGTCGATCATAACGTTAACGTTCCAGTTGCCAGAGGGCAACTGCGTGGCTTTTGGTATTTTCACGGGATACCTCCAATGGGAATTGCACACAAAAACATAACAAGAAACTTGTGAAAATCGCCACTTGATAACAAGAAACTTGTCATGTACAATGTCTGTGTAAAATAGAACAAATGTTTTATACGTTAAGGCCTGGCGTGTGGGTCCTTTGTGTAACGCAGGGCCACGATAAAAACGGCGGTAAAAATGCCGATGCCGACGGCAAGCAGCAAAAAGACGATCCATGCGAATATGCTGGCCTCTCCGCCCTGAATAAGCCCCTGGTTGGGCACACGGTAGTCAAAAAAGATATAGCCCACGATAACCGCCAAAAATATGGCACACACAAGCATGAGGCCGTAAATGGCAAATTGGGTGATCCGCGTTTTTTTGCGCTGGTAATCAATGGTTTTCGCCATCTGCTCCATGCTGCCCTCAAGACGGGCAATCTCCAGCTCGTTATGGTGGTCGTGCTGCAGCTGGGCCATCTGATCCTCCGGGGGCAGCATTTCCGTGATGCCGAAATACCGGTCCAGGGACACGCCGAGAACGGCGCAGATGGCGCCGGCATTATAGACGTTGGGCGCCTTGGATTTGGTAGCAAAAAAGTTCCCGATGGTGGATATTGAAATTCCGGTTTCGTCTGCCAGGCCCTGAATGGTGATATTCTGGCGGTCCCTTGCTTCGCGACACAATTCCTTTAACGTATCTTCCATTTTTTCCCTCTTTTCCCCTTTTTGGCGGTCAATTATCCTAATTCTGTTGCGAGAAAACAGCGGTTTCCCCTTTTTGGCGTTGACCGACCCAACTTAAAACTGCTACGGTAAAGCCGCAGCAGACAGGCGTGATGGTTGGTGTGTCTGCTGTAAGCCCCCGCCGCCGTTGCGGAGGCGGCGGGGGCGGTCTTACATTACCTTCCATATATGGCATCGATCTTTCCGCTGGCATAGCCGGAGGTGTAGCCATAATCGTAACCGGCATCATAGCCGTCAGAAAAGCCGGCGCCTTTCCCATCCCTGTATCCATCTGTTTTCCCGTTTTTATAGCCGTCAAGTTTCCCGTTCCTGTAACCGTCGTCTTTCCCTGCGGTATACGCAAAAAAACACGAAGCTACAATCAATAGAACAAATACGACAGCGACAACGATGTTAATGGTTTTCTTCGGAAGTCTGCGCTTCGCTCCGAAAGCCACAAGCGCACACCTCCCCGGTACGCACAAGGGTTCCGCATCCAGGGCAAATATAATAGGTTTCTTGCTGTGCCTGTTTTACTTGCTCTGCCGGAGGTATTACTTTTTCCTTTTTGGGCTCAGAAGTCAGCAGCCCGTGTTTGCCAAGAATGGACACGCCGATACGATACGAAACATATCCCCAAATTATCGCAGGGGATGCCTTCCAACTGAAGCCAGCATATACCGTAATAAAAGAAAACAGCAATGCGACTTCAACAATGGAGATAATACAGATCGTCCTGTAATACTTTTGAGATATTGGCGTATGGCAAAACACGGCGGCGCATATTGGGATCACGCTATAGAACAAGCAAGTAATGAGCAATCCCAAAACTATTTCCAATACATTTTGCATAATATGCCCCCTTTCTGGCACTTATTATATAACTTGGTGAAGAAATTGCAAGTGTAAGGCGGGGATTTTAGTACAACTGAATAAAACGCAGGAAATAAATTGGACGATTTGACGAAAGAGAGGAAAAGGAAATGGGAAAAACACAGGTTACTGAACGGGAACTTAACGCAGCGATCTCCTTGTACCGCAAGCTCACGCGAGACCAGCAGACTACTTATCTTGCGCGTCTCCGGGAATTTGACGCAGATATGCCAGCTCCCGCGCAAGCTGTTCAGGAGACATCTTGCGAAGAATAGAGACAATTTCAAGCTCATCAGCGCTCAAGTCCTCGACCATGTGGTCGGGGGCTTTTTCTTTTTTTAGTGTATCTACACTGCAGCCGAGAGCTTTTGCAATTTGGGTAAGGGTTTCGTCCGTCCAGTTGTATTCGCTATACAGCATGGAGTTAATGTCATCTTCTCTAATATTAAGATTGTGCAGTATGCGTTTAGCCGCATTAAGATTTCCGGCGGCAACAACAATATTCTTCCCTGCTGTAGAGAATGACATCGTGTCGCCCATCAATTCGGATACGGTCACCCCTAAATGTGATGCGACAGAAAGAAGGGTATCGTAATTCGGAACCCGGCCATTCTTTCCCCACTTTCCTATAGTTCCATTCCCTATTCCGAGTTCTCTTTCCACTTTATACATGGATGTGCCTTTTTCTTTGCACAGTCGTTTAATGTTTTCCGATACAGTCATAAAAAACCTCCGACTAAAGTCTAAATTTACTATTGACATTCAGACTAAAATCTATTATACTTAGACCCAAGGAGAGGGCGTGAGAAACGCCCCCCACCTCAAGGGCAATCAGTTAGGTATAGTCTGGAATGTTGGTAGCACATCTATTTTAGACTATCATCTAACCGATGTCAAGACTAAAGACAATGGGAGGAGGATTTTTTTGGTTTACGAGAACATTAAGACGCTGTGTGCGGAGAAGGGCACAAGCATTTGCGCCGTAGAGAAAGCCTGCAACATTGGGAACGGTACGCTGGGCGGATATGCGGACGGGGTGCGGCTTCCCAGCGCAAAGACACTGAAAAAGCTTTCCGAGTTTTTCGGCGTGAGCGTGGACGAGCTATTGAAGGAGATGTGAGATGGGTGCCCTGAAATCCATGCGGGAGGCCGCAGGGCTTACAGTGCGGGATATGGCACGCGATGTGAGCGTCAGCGAAGAAACCTATATGCGCTGGGAACAGGGAGACATCCAGAACATATCACCCATGCAGGCCATAAGGCTTGCATATGTTTTCGGTATTACAGACTGGTACCTGTTTCTTAGCTGGCTGGAGAACGAGAAGAAGCGAAACAAACGGTGGATTGGCGCGATGGTTGCGTGGGCGGCACTAACGCTTGTTGGTTACATCACGCTACTAATTCGCATTTTTACGAAATAAAGAGGAGGGAAAGAAATGCTGAGGCCGCAGCAGACGGCGAAGCGGAAGCGCGGGTTTGAGAGCGCGGTACGCGGCGCGATGGGACGGGCGCTGATCCGTACCAACAAGGAGCTGGGACAGGCTGTGGGCATGACAGAGACGCAGATGTCCTATCGGATGAGCGGAAAGACCAAGTGGTCGATCGAGGAGGTGTGGGCGCTGGACAGCGTGCTGCACTTCACGGACGAGGAGAAGCTGATGATGATCGGAGGGGCGACATGAGTTGGTTTGCATGGACGCTGGCGTTTATCGGCGCGGCGTGGCTGAGCTGGGCTATCGTCAAGGGCGTGGAGGCGCTGGGGCGATGAGAGAGCGGAACAGGCGGGCGCGGGAATACTCCCGGCTATGCCGCACCAGACGATGGTGCAGGCGTATGTGGGTAGTGGCAATCGACCTGTGGGTGATGCTGCTGGTGCTGGTGGCGTGGTGCCTGACGCTGCCTCCGGTGCAGGAGGACGTGGTGCAGTCGCCGCCCACGGCGGAGATCACGGAGCCGGAGGCGGAGAACGTGCTGGTATGCGACATCACCGGTTATTGCGCGTGCTGTACGCCCTACGCCCACATGAACCAGCGGGACGGCAAGGTGCTGACGGCCTCCGGCCTGTGGGTGGACATCGGCGAGGCGGTAGCGGTAGACCCGGACATTATCCCGCTTGGCAGCACGGTGACGCTGGGCGGTAAGACTTACATAGCAGCAGACACCGGGGTGTACGGCTACACGGTGGACGTGCTGATGAGCCACGAGGACGCGGCGCAGGCCGGTGTTGTGAAAGCGCTGGTGAAGTGGGAATGATCGGGCTGGTGAACCGGACGGCTCCGCCATGCAAGGGCTGCCAGCGCAGACACGAAAGGTGCCACGGGGAGTGCGAGGACTACAAAGCGTTCCGGCGGGACGTTGAGGCCGACAAGGCGAAACGCTACGCATCGTACAGCGAGGCTGATTTTTACAGCATGAACAGCGCAAGGCGAGAGAACGCCAAAAAGGCGATAAGAAAGAGGGATGGGAGATGAACCGACTGAAAGAACGGCGGCTGGAGCTGGGGCTGACGCAGGAGGCGGTCAGCGGCATTCTGAAGCTGGCAGACGCACGGATGGACGTGAGCATGGTGAGCCGGTTTGAAAACGGCGTGTGCCTGCCCACGGAGGAAGTCACCGAGGCGATGGAGGCGGCGCTGCGGGCCAGCAGGGCGTATCTGTTCGGCGAGGACGAGAAAGCGGAGATGCCCATGCGGACGGCGGAGACGGAGCGCATCGCCGGCCTGATCCCAAAGGGACGCAGGAACGCCATCAGCCGGGAAGACCTGGCGGCGGCGCTGCACACCACGGACCGGAAGATGCGCAAGGCCGTGGCCGAGGCAAAGAAGCAGGGCTTGATGATCTGCAACGACGGGGACGGGTACTACCAGAGTGACGAGCTGAGCGACCTGTGGCGGCAATACAGGCGGGAGACGGCGCGGGCTATGTCTATCCTCAAGGCGCGGAAGCCTATGCGGGAAGTGCTGAAAGCGGCTGGGAGGCCGGTATGAGCGTGTTTGACTACAAGGAGCCGCGGGTGGAGCCGAAGCCCTACAAGGTGCCGCGATGCCCGGTGTGCGGCGAGGAAACAGATACCCTGTACAAGAATATTTACGGCGAGACCGTTGGGTGCGATGGCTGCATCCGAACGGTGGACGCATGGGAGGAAAAGAAATGAGCTTGAGTTTGTATCACATTGACCAGGCGCTGGAGGCACTGATCGACCCGGAGACTGGGGAGCTGCTGGACTACGATGCTTTTGAGCGGTTGCAGATGGACAGGGAGCACAAGATCGAGAACATGGTGTGCTGGTCCAAGAGCCTGGACGCGGAGGCAAAAGCCATCCGGGACGAGGAAAAGGAGTTGGCGGAGCGCCGACGCACGATGGAGCGCAAGCGTGACCGGCTGCGAGACTACGTTGACCGCGCGCTGGACGGGCACCCCTTCCAGACGGCAAAGTGTTCCGTTACCTACAGCAAGAGTACGGCGGTGGAGATCACCAACATGGAGGAACTGGTGCGGTGGTGCATGGACAACGGCTATGACGGCAAGGTGACGTATGCAGCGCCCACGGTGGCCAAGAGTGACATTGCCCCGCTGCTGAAAGCCGGTGTTGCGGTGGACGGCGCGGAGATCGCCGAACGGATGAACATGGGGGTGAAGTGATGGGCGCACATGTTTACGGGAAGCTGATGATGATCCAGCAGGAGCTGAAAGCACCGAAGGGGCAGTACAACAGCTTTGCGAAGTATAACTATCGGAGCTGCGAGGATATTCTGGAGGCGGTAAAGCCTTTGTGCATCAAGAACAACGCCACGCTGCTGCTGAATGATGCGGTGCAGGAAGTATCCGGCAGATTTTATGTTGTAGCAACTGCAACGCTCATAGACACAGAGAGCGGTGACAGCGTTTCTGCAAACGCCTACGCCAGAGAGCCGCAGGACAAGAAAGGCATGGATGACAGCCAGATCACCGGCATGGCATCCAGCTATGCCAGAAAGTACGCGCTGAACGGGCTGTTTTGCATCGACGATACAAAGGACGCGGACACGGACGAGGTGAAGCGGCAGGAGCAGAAGCCCGTCAAAAATGGCGCAATGGATGTCATTTACTGCCAGGACTGCGGGTTGCCTATCACTGCCACGACGAAGCGAGACGGCACCATCTGGGACAGCGCGGATATTGCCAAGTACAGCGCCGGGAGGCTGGGCAGAACGCTGTGTGCCAAGTGCATCAAAGCCGCTATGAAGAAGGAGAAGTAATATGCAGCAGGTGACAGTCGATGGCGCACGGTGGCAGCAGGACAGTGATGGCGCGTGGCTGGCGCTGCGTGTGAAGTCGCCGCAGACAGCTATGGACGTGTGCGACGCCATGAAGCCCGGCAAGGAGTACAACGTGACAATCAAGGGCAAAGGCCGGAGCCTGGATGCCAATGCCTATTGCTGGGTACTGCTGGACAGGCTGGCGGCACACTACGGCATCTCCAAGCAAGAGGTGTACCGGCAGGAGATCCGGAACATCGGAGGCGTGAGCGAGGTGCTGTGCCTGCGGGGAAAGGCGGCAGAGCCGTTTTGCAGGGCATGGGAGCGGAACGGGATCGGCTGGATGGCAGAGACGTTCCCCAGCAAGCTGAAGGGCTGCGTGACCGTGACAGTATGGTACGGAAGCAGTACCTACGACACGGAGCAGATGTCGCGGCTGATAGATGCCGTTGTGCAGGATTGTAAGGCGGTAGGTATTGAGACGCTGACGCCGGCAGAGCTAAACGCGTTGGTGAGCCGGTGGGGAGAGGTGAGCGCATGAACAAGCTGCACATACAGCCCTGCTGGACGTGCAAGAAGTGCTACGGCGACTGCAGCTGGTCAAAGAAGGACCCGGAGCCGGTGCCCGGATGGGACGCTACGCCTACGGTGAAGAAAAAAGGCGGACGCAAGGCGGGTATCATGCACAGCTACGCCATTCACAGCTGCCCGGAGTACGAGTGGGACGGGACGGAGGAAGCACATGGGGAGTAATAGATGCTTTTTGTGCGGCAGGAATGACCCCAGCGACCCGTTGGAGAAGCACCATCTGCTGGGCGGCGCCAACCGCAAGAAAAGCGAAAAATACGGCCTTGTGGTGTACCTGTGCGGCAACAGGTGCCACAGGAACGGAAAGACGGCAGTACACCGCAGCGGCGAACAAATGCGCAGGCTGCGGCGGTACGGACAGCTAAAGGCCATGCAGGAGCAGGGCTGGACGGAAGAGGATTTCCGGCGAGAATTTGGAAAAAGTTACTTATAAGGAGATTTGATATGCTGAACAAGATTTTTGTCATGGGTAGATTGACCCGGGATCCCGAGCTGCGGCGCACCAATAACGGTACCGCCGTTGCCAGCTTTGCACTGGCGGTAGACCGGGACTTTAAGAACGCAGACGGGAGCAAGGACACGGACTTCATCGACATTGTGGCGTGGCGCGGTACGGCGGAGTTCGCTTCCAAGTATTTCACTAAAGGCCGCATGGCGGTGGTGGAGGGTCGGCTGCAGATGCGTGACTGGCAGGACAAAAACGGCAACAACCGCAGAAGCGCCGAGATCGTGGCTGACAATATGTATTTTGGAGACAGCCGGAAGGACACGGATGCGCAGGGCACGTTTCCTCGGACGGACGGCAGGAGCCAGTTCGTGGAGATGGACGAGGATGACAGCGATCTGCCTTTCTAAGGGGGTGACGTGAATGGGCAAGATGCAGGAGGAGATCAAGGCGCTGCGCAGGCAGAACACGCATTTGCAGAACGTGGTACAGCGGCAGCGGCAGCACCTGTCAGAGTTGACCGGTGCCGTGCAGGACTACAGGAAGGCCATCACGGCGCACTATGTGGCCTGTGCCATTACCTTCGGAGAGAAACGGGAGGACTGCGGCATCTGCTGGGGCTGGCATCTGGAGGTCCCCGCTGACCTTGTGAGTAAGGCGCTGGAGAACTACACAGGCGATGTGTGGTTGGACAAAGAGCGCGGGGTATACGTCATAGGTGCGATGCCGAAGGAGTGAGGCCTATGGGCAAGTGCTACGTGAAAGCCTACTATGACTGGATAGAGCAGACAGCGGCGTTGACAGATGCAGAGCGTGGACGTTTGTTTATCGCCATTCTGGAGTACGCAAGAACAGGCACCCCGCCGGAGTTGGAGGGTGCGGAAAGCATACTGTTTCCGGTGTTCCGGACGATGTTGGACAGGGACGATGAGCTTTCCGCTGAACGGGCAAGGAACGGGACGAAAGGTGGCAAGCAAACGCAAGCAAGTTCAAGCAAAATCAAGCAAACCGAAGCAAACGCAAATGGCCTCAAGCCTACTAAGACAAAGAAAGAAGACAAAGACAAAGACAAAGACTTATTCCCACCTGACGGTGGGAGTACGCGCGCGAAGCGCTTTACCCCACCCACACTGGCAGAGGTTCAGTCCTACGTGGCTGAACGCCATTCGGCGGTAGACCCGCAAGGCTTTATCGACTTCTACGAAGCGAAGGGCTGGATGGTTGGCAAGACCCCCATGAAAGACTGGAAAGCGGCTTGCCGAAATGCTGAAAAGTGGGAACGGTGGGGACATGCCCTTGCTGCGCCGGTCGGCAAGACCGACGGTGCGCGTGATGCCTGGATGGGCAAGTACATCAGGGGGGCGAAGCCATGAACGACGGCGCATGGGAGATCGCGTCCGGCAGGCTGTGCGACGACTGTGTGCGGGCTATGTGGCTGGAGTACATATTTGCCCCAGATCCGTATATCTGGGCGCCCGGAACCTGCGACCGCTGCGGTGAGCGGAAGAAGCAGACCGCAAGGCTACGGTACACGATGAACAAACGAGGATTGGAGAAAAGAGGACTGGAGAATGGGATTGAAAAGTGACGATCTGGCGCGGCTGCCCCCGGCGGCACAGAAGCAAATCATGGAGAAGATGCGGAAACCGGCGAAGTACAAGGCGCAGAAGACCAAGAGCGGGAAGCTGACCTTCGACAGCAAGAAGGAGGCGGAGCGCTACGACGCGCTGATGCTGCTGCAAAAGGCCGGTGAGATACGGGGACTGAAATTGCAGGTGCGGTACTGCTTGCAAGAGGCGTACACGACGTTTGATGGCGAACGGGTGAAAAGTATCGACTACATCGCGGACTTCGTGTACGAGCGCAGAACGGCTCCTGACAGCTACGGAAAGCGGTACTGGTTGCCGGTGGTGGAGGACGTGAAGGGGTATAAAGATCCGAGTACAAGGCGCTGGGCAACTCCATCGCCCTGCCCTTCTGGGACTGGATGCTGCGGCGCATGGCGCGGTATTTGCCGGAGGACGCAACGCTGGGTAGTTTATTTGATGGCATCGCAGGTTTCCCGCTGATCTGGGAACGGATACATGGCAAAGGCACGGCGCGGTGGGCAAGCGAGATCGAGCCGTTTCCCATCGCGGTCACAAAGAAATGGTTTGGGGAGGAATGACATGGTGAACGACGCTTTGTTTTCCAGCGATAAGAATTTCTGGGAAACGCCGCAAAAGCTGTTTGACGAGCTGGACGCGGAGTTCCATTTCACGCTGGATGCCGCCGCCAGTGATGAAAACCACAAGTGCGCGCGGTATTTCACGCAAAGCGATGATGGTTTGCGGCAAAATTGGGAGGGCGAAACGGTGTTTTGTAACCCGCCCTACGGGAGCAAGGAAACCGGACTGTGGACGGAGAAGTGTTACCGCGAAGGACAGAAACCGGGGACAACGGTGGTGCTTCTGATCCCCGCCCGGACTGACAGAGCCAGCTTTCACGACTATATTCTTGGCAAGGCAGAGATCCGCTTCCTGCGTGGTAGGCTGAAATTCGAGCTGGACGGCAAGCCGATGGGAACGGCACCGTTTCCCAGCATGATTGCCATTTGGCGAGGAGGAATGACATGACAAGAGAGGAGATCGTGACCGCGCTGCGGTGCTGTGCAAGCCCGGAAGTGGATTGCAGGGGGAATTGCGCGTTTTTCGGTATGAGCAGCCCCAACAACGATTGCAGTCAGAAGAAAAACGACGCTGCCGCCGACCTGATCGAGAACCAGCAGCGGCACATCGAGGCACTGATGAAAGCAAACGACAGCCTGAAGGACGCCATTGCGCGGCGGGATAAGCAGATAGAGGACATGAAGCAGGGCATGGCACAGCTGGCAAAGGCTGTGGCGGTGAAGGAGGAACACGATGGAACGACTGACAAAGCGGTTGGATGATGGGCAGGCAGTTATGCGATGCGAGGACTGTAAGGCAAGTTGGATGAGAAAGCACGGGAAACCTATGGAAGAATGCACGGCGATGTATTGCCGGAATATGTGCAAAGACCGCCTTGCCGCATACGAGGACACGGGGCTGACGCCGGAGGAAGTTGAAAGGTCTAAACTGGAAATCGAAGCCGGATGCGTTAAAGCAATAGCCAGAACTTACGGAATTGGCATCAATCGCCTACGGAAATTGGCCGAGGCCGACAAGGACGGGCGCGTGGTGGTGCTGCCCAATAAGCCATCAAGCACCATTACCAACGCAGACCGTATACGGAATGCGACAAATCAGCAGTTAGCGAAACAGATTTACGATAGCCAAAAAGAGCTTTGCAGGATGTTGTACAAAAATCTTGGGTTTGAAGATGAATTGAATTTTTCTGAGGATTACTCGGACATCTTAGCTTGGTTAAACGCCCCAGCGAAGGAAGCGGAGAAAGCATTGGAGGCGATGAAGGATGGCAACGGTTAAGTGTTCGCTGGGCAAGCGCGGGCACCCGTCCCACGAATGGAACGACGGTGAAAAAGACCGCATCTACTGTCTCGGATGGGTTGACCCCATGACGGATTACCCGATACCGGAATGCTTGGCTTGCCCAGATTTTGTCAACAAGGCGCAGGATGACTTAGAGGCGTTTTATGGGAGGGCTGAAAATGGCGACAAAGAGAGTGTGTGACCGCTGCGGAGCGGAGATCAACCCGCCCATCTACGTCACCTATGCCGGTATGCGGCGGATTAAGAACGACATAAACGACAACGACTACGAGCTGTGTGTTTCGTGCGCGCACAAACTGCGGAAGTGGTTTAATGGGGAGGAGAAGGACAATGGCTGAATACATTGAGCGGGAAGCTGTTGAAAAGTTTATCGAGGATTGGCTGAACAACCAGGATGTAGCCAAGAGATTTGGACATGATGCCATTGAAATCATGGCGGAAGTGCATTATATGCCCGCCGCTGATGTTGTCCCGGTGGTGCATGGGCGGTTTGTACATGACGGGCCGAGGTTTGCTGGCGGCGTGGACTGGTGGCACTGTAGCAGCTGCGGCAGACTGGTGTCCGGAGTGGAGACGCGCTTTGACTACTGCCCCCACTGCGGCGCGAAGATGGACGGGAGGTGACAACGATGAGGCTGATTGATGGTGACAAACTGCAAGAGTTTCCCATTCGGGCAAACCATTGTGACAAAGAACACGCCAACACGCATTTCATCAACGGTATCGAGTCGGTGATGGAGTATGCAGAGCAGCTCCCCACCGTAGACGCAGAGGTCGTGGTGCGCTGTAAGGACTGCTATCAATCAGTGGTGATCGGAAATGTCCTGCACTGCACCTATTGGAGCAAGGACACGGACGAAAACGGATATTGCCACGAGGGAGGATAAGCCAATGGCTGAATATATTGAACGAGCAGCGGCAGTAAAATCTGTTTTGCGGATGCGTAGACCGAAGAACAGTGTGGCTCAAAATAGGATGCTGTCGATTATCCAGATGGATATGTTGAAACTTCCCGCCGCTGATGTTACCCCGGTGGTGCATGGGGTGTGGGTGTGTGTGAATAAAATAGACCCTATTAGTGGATATAGGTGCTCGAAGTGCAGGCGTAGAGTGGGGTTTGACCTCACTCCTTATTGCCCCAACTGCGGGGCGAAAATGGACGGAAGGGAGTGAAAAGTGATGTCTTGGTGGAACGCAAAATACACGAACGGCAACGGTGACAACGAAATCACTTTTGGTAGCAAATATTACGAGCGGGCAAAGGCGGTTGAAAAGGTATGTCAGGCCGTGATTGATAAAAAGGTCAAAACGCCGGACGATGTGGCGGTCGTGGTGCGCTGCAAGGACTGCATGCACTACGACCTGGGCGTATGTCTGAAAATCTACTCGGATGGCAACGTGCATACAGAGGCGTGGCAGAGCCGCAAGCCGGAGGACTTCTGCTCCTACGGAGAGAGAAAGGACGACAAGCATGAACATTAAGGACAGCGGAGAGCGCACGACGTTTAATACAGGGGCGCAGCGGGACATGCACAGCGGGAAAGGCCGCATGGATCTTCTGCCGTGGGCGGCGATCATCGAGGTAAGCAAGCACTGCGAGGCCGGTGCGCTCAAATACGGGGTGCATAACGTCGATAAAGGGATCCCCACCAGCAGCCTGATGGATAGCGCCATGCGACACGCGGCGAAGTATCTGGATGGGCAGGAGGACGAGGATCACCTGCTGGCGGCGGCGTGGAATCTGCTGTGGGCAATCGAGATGCGCTGCAAGAAACAGGAGTGCGTAGATACGCCGTGGAGGGACAATGCAAAAGGGTGATGTGATCCGGGCGCGGTTTATGACGCTGCCAAGCGAGTACCCCGGATCCGGTGCCAACGATGAAAGGCGCTTTCCCATCCGCAAGGGTACAGTGGTGTATGTGCATCCGAAGGGGCGGTACATCGTGGCGGAGTGCGGCGGGGTGCGGGAGACGTTCTTCCCGGAGGACATTATACAGTGCGACCTGCCAGGTCCTCCGCCGATGGTGTATGACCTAAAAGAAGCGTTGGTTACACTGACGGAGGTTGACAAGAAGATCATGACCGCATTGGGGAGGAGGTGCTGACATGAGCGAATTCCCGGAACGGCTGAGAAAGCTGCGGGAGAGAAAGAGACTGAAGCGGTATGTACTGTCGGAGCGCTGCGGGCTGAATTCGGACGCCATACGCCGGTATGAGCTGGGGACAGCAAAGCCGACGATGGACGCGCTGAAAAGCATAGCGGATGAGTTCGGCGTGTCGGTAGACTATCTGATGGGCAGGACGGACTATCCCTGCGTAGTAGATATTGCCGAAAAATAAATTTTGAAAATTCCACTTAAAAGTGGAAAAATTGAAAAAACGCACTTTATCATGGGAGATGCAGGGGCAAACTCTGCATCTCCATCCTTTTTTCTTTTCCCCCTTCTTTTCCTGATGGGCGGGGCTTCGGCTCCGCCCGGAGGGAGCAATATGCCGCAGGCCGATGCCACCCCACATTTCGGGGAGCGGGAGGTCGCACCTCCTAGGCGGCAACAGATGGCAGGCCCCATGCGGGCAGACGGACGTCCATTTTATCTGATGCGCTGGCAGACCGCTGCAAGGGATGCGTCCCAAATAGTCTGCTTACTTCGTATAGGACTTCCCGCACCTCTTGGCAATGTGTCCCAGGGAAGACGTTGATGATCTGCTGGTAGAGCGCCAGCAGCATAATCAAAATAAAGCTCAATGGATTTAGGTGAGACGAAAGCCGGGTACAGACGTGCCAATGACAAAGGCCAGTGGTGGGAGGCCGGTGCGTCAGAGAAAACGAGGTGATAACATGGCTGCGAGACTGACAGACCGGCAGAAAAAGAAAATACTGGCGGATTATCTGGAAAGCGGCAGCTATCGCGCCACGGCAAGGAAAAACAACGTAAACCCTACAACGGTAAAGCGCGTTGTTGAAGCAAGCGACGACTTTGAACAAAAAGCCGCGGAGAAAAAAGCACAGAACACGGCAGACATTCTGGCGTATATGGAGAGCCAGCGGGATGTGGTGTGCCAGATCATCGGGAATGGGCTGGCGGTGCTGAACGACCCGGCAAAGCTGGCGGAGGCCACGCCCAGCCAGATCACAACGGCTATAGGTACGCTGATCGACAAGTGGACGATGATGAACAAGGCATCGGACAATGGTGAGAGCGGCGTGGTGCTGATGCCGGAGGTCAAGGATGAGTAGCGTGGTATGGCGGCCGCAGGAGCGGCAGGCCATATTTATGGCGCGGCCGGAGTATGAGGCGCTGTACGGCGGTGCGGCCGGCGGCGGCAAGAGCGACGCGCTGGTCATCGAGGCGCTGCGGCAGGTGCATATCCCCTGGTACAAGGCGCTGATCTTGCGAAAGACGCTCCCGCAGCTGCGGGAGCTGATCGACAAGACGCTGAACTATTACCCGCGGGTATACCCCAAGGCCAGGTACAACGGCAGCAGCCACACATGGCGGTTTCCCTCCGGGGCGCAGATCGTGTTCGGCAGCATGAACCGGCCGCAGGACAAGATACAGTACCAGGGGCAGGCCTATGACTTTATCGCCTTTGACGAGCTGACGCACTTTACGCAGGAAGAATACGAGTATCTAAAATCCCGAAACCGGCCCAACGGACCGGGGACGCGGGTGTATATGCGCTCCACGGCCAACCCCGGCGGCGTAGGCCACGGGTGGGTGAAGGAGCGCTTCATCACGGCGGCGGCGCCGATGCAGACCATCACGGAGGAGGCTGCGTGGTACACGCCGGACGGCAGGAAGCACATAGGGCAGCAGAAGCGGATCTTCGTGCCGTCCTCGGTATTTGACAACAAGATACTGATGGAAAACGACCCCATGTACGTCCAGCGGCTGGCCAGCATGCCGGAGGCGGAGCGGAACGCCCTGCTGTACGGCAACTGGGACAGCTTCGAGGGGCAGGTGTTCACGGAGTGGCGCAACGACAGCGAACACTATATGGACCGGAAGAACACCCACGTGATCGCGCCGTTCCGGGTGCCGGAGGACTGGGTGATCTGGTGCGGACTGGACTGGGGCTATTCCCGGCCCTTTTCCGTGGGGTGGTACGCCGTGGACCGCAACAGGCGGATGTACCATATACGGGAGCTATACGGCTGCACGGGAACACCAAACCGGGGCGTGATGTGGGAGCCCACAAAGGTGGCGCAGGAGATACGGAGGATCGAGGACGAGGATCCCAACCTGAAGGGGAAGCAGATACACCGGGTGGGAGATCCGGCCATCTGGCAGAGCGACGGCACGGAGAGCGTGGGCGCGCTGATGGAGCGGCAGCGGGTGTACTTCGAGAAGGGTGACCACGCCAGGATCAACGGCAAGATGCAGGTGCACCACCGGCTGGCCTTTGACGAGGATGGAGTACCCATGCTGTATGTGTTCAGCACCTGCAAGCATTTTATACGGACGGTGCCGAACCTGGTCTATGACCAGACGGACGTGGAGGACATCGACACCGACGGCGAGGACCACATCTACGACCAGCTGCGGTATGTGTGCATGCGCAACCCCATAGGGCCGCGGGAGGAATACAGGACGGTGGAGCGGCCGTATTCCCCGCTGGAGACAGAGGACGAGTACAGGCCCAGCCGGTACGCATTTTATCAAGTGTATTAAGGAGGAGCGCATGGAGAGATACGGTATCCCCGGCATCGTACCGGAGGAGCAGGACATGGCGCCGGAGATGGCGGCCATGCTGCTGCAGCGGACAGAGCAGACGCCCACCATCACGGACCGGGACGTGGAGCGGGGCATCGACCTGCTGACGAAGTACAAGGACGGAAAGAGCAACCTGGAAAACCGCATCGTCAACGACGAGCTGTGGTGGGAGCTGCGGCACTGGGAGGGCATCGGTCAGAGCAAGGCAAAGCGGGTGGACAAGAGCGGCAAGGAGGTCACGTCTACGCCGCCGGAGCCCAAGCCGTCCTCCGCGTGGCTGTTCAACACCATTCAGAACAAGCACGCCGACGCGATGGACAACTACCCGGAGCCGGTGGTATTGCCCCGGGAGCGCAGCGATGAGCAGAGCGCCAAGACGCTGAGCCAGATATTGCCGGTGGTGCAGGAGTACAACCACTTCGAGCAGGTGTACTCCGACAACTGGTGGGAGAAGCTGAAGCACGGCACGGCGGTGTACGGCATCTTCTGGGACCCGCAGAAGGACAATGGACTGGGCGACATCGAGATCAGGGACATCGACCTGCTGAAGCTGTTTTGGGAGCCGGGTATCACGGACATCCAGAAGAGCCGGAATTTGTTTATCGTAGACCTGGTGGACAACGACCTGCTGGACAGCGAGTACCCGCAGCTGAAGGGCAAGCAGAAGGGCAAGGTCGTGGACGTGAAGGAGTACATCTACGACGACAACGTGGACACCAGCGACAAGAGCGTAGTGGTGGACTGGTATTACAAGGTCAAGACGCCGGATGGAAGGACGGCGCTGCACTACATCAAGTTTGTGGGCTCTACGTTGCTGTACGCCAGCGAGAACGACCCGGAGTACCGGGAGCGTGGCTTTTATGATCACGGTATGTACCCGGTTGTGCTGGACGTGATGTACCCGGAGAAGGGCACACCCATCGGCTTCGGCTATGTGGCTATCTGCAAGGACCCGCAGCTGTACATCGACAAGCTGAGCGCCAACATTCTGGAGAACGCCATGATGGCCACGAAAAAGCGTTTCTTTGTCAGCGACACCACGGCCATCAACGAGCAGGAGTTTTTGGACTGGAACCGGCCGCTGGTGCATGTGAACGGGCCGCTGGACGACGGACGCATACAGGAGATCGTGACGCAGCCGCTTTCCGACATCTACGTGACTGTGGCGCAGATGAAGATCGAGGAGATGAAGGACACGGCGGCCAACCGTGATGTGAACTCCGGCGGTACCACCAACGTGACAGCGGCGGCGGCCATTGCAGCACTGCAGGAGGCGGGCAACAAGGCCAGCCGTGACATGATCGCCGCCAGCTATCGGGCGTATACGCAGATCAATACCCTGTGCGTGGAGCTGATGCGGCAGTTTTACGACCTGAGCCGCAGCTTCCGCATTACAGGTGAGGGCAGCGAGTACCAGTTTATCGACTTCGACAACACCGGCTTGCAGGACCAGGTGACCGGGCTTGACACAATGGGCAATCCCATGTTCCGCCGGCCTGTGTTCGATTTGAAGATCAAGGCGCAGAAGAAAAACCCCTTCAGCCGCATGGAGCAGAACGAGCGGGCCAAGGAGCTGTACGCAATGGGCTTCTTCGCACCGGAGAACGCGCAGGCCAGTTTGATCGCGCTGGACATGATGGACTTTGAGGGCATACAGACGGTGAAGGAGAAGGTCATGCAGGGGCAAACGCTGCTGAACATGGTGATGCAGATGAGCCAGCAGCTCTCGGCGATCACCGGCGTTCTCATGCCCCAGGAGGAGACGCAGTCAGGCGGAGGCACCAATACCGCAGAGAGCGGCGGAGGCGGCGGGAACGGCCTTGCAAGCGGCATCATGGAGGCGCAGACGCCCATGACCGGGTACGGGCAGGCGCTTGCCAAGCGGAGCACACCCAGCGTATGACAGAGGTAACGCTGCACCGCGGAGACAGCTGCTCCGTCAGGTGCAGGGGACACGCCACGGGCGCACCGGACGTGTGTGCGGCGGTAAGCTGCCTCATGTACACGGCGGCGGGGTGGCTGCACAACACGCAGGAGGCGGAACTGGTGTATGAAAAGCTGGACAGCGGGGATGCGTACCTGCGCTGGCACGGCGGAGAATGGCTGTATGACCTGCTGAAGATCGGCTTTTTGCAGCTGGAAAAGGCGGCGCCGAAAAAAATTTCTGTAAAATTTTGAAAATTCCACTTTTAAGTGGAAAATTCAGAAAAAGCAATGGTACCGTGGGAGGTGCAGAGGCGAACTCTGTACCTCCCTTTTGTTCCGGGCGGCGGGGCGGCGGTTATGAGACACCGCTTCGCCGCAGGGACGGGGACGCCACACGGGAGCGACATGCCCGCGCATTTTTAGGAGGACAAGATATGTACCTTTTTGACATGAGCCTTTGCCTGTTTGACGGCGAGGGCGGCGGGGCGGCAGCTCCCGCAGCACAGGGCGAGACACAAGCGAGCACTGGTACCACCCGCCAGGGCAAAACGGGCGCACTGAGCGACGTGAAGTACGGCAAGCAGCCGGAGAGCGAAGCACAGACGGAGCAGCAGCCTGACGCCGGGGCTGAGGAGAAGGTAAAGGACGTGGAGACCACGTCCGACGCGCTGGAGGCCAAGAAAAAGGCTTTCAGGGAGTTGATCAACGGGGAGTACAAGGACCTGTACACCCAGGAAACGCAGCGGATGATCGACCGGCGCTTCAAGGAGGCGCGTGAGAATGAGAAGCGGATGAAGTCCTACCAGCCGGTGCTGGATACGCTGATGGAGCGTTATGGCATCGACGACGGGGACGCCGCGCGGCTGCTGGAGGCCGTGGACAACGACCACGCCTACTGGAGCGAGGCCGCCGAGGAGGCGGGCATGAGCGAGGAGCAGTACAAGGAGTTTCGCCGGCTGAAGCGGGAGAACGCCGAGCTGCTGCGGAGCCAGCAGGAGCAGCAGCAGAACGAGTTTTTCCGGGCGCAGGGCGAGAAGTGGTACAAGGAGGCGGAGGCCATGAAGGGCAACCCCCTGTACCAGGGCTTCGACCTGATGCAGGAGCTGCAGAACCCGGAGTTTCTGAGCCTGCTGAAGGCCGGGACACCGGTGGAGCACGCCTACCGCGTGCTGCACTTCGATGAGCTGATGGGCAGCGCGGTACAGGCCGCGGCCGCCAGCACGGAAAAGAAGGTGGCAGACTCCGTCCGCGCAAAGGGCAATCGTCCCAACGAAAACGGCACCAACTCCAACAGCGCGTTCGTAACAAAGACGGATCCCTCAAAGCTGACAAGGGCAGACTTTGAGGAGATCGAGCGGAGAGTGGCAAGAGGCGAACGCATTTCGTTCTGATCTCTCACGGCTCCGCTGCGATATGCTGAAAGGAGCTATGAAACTATGATGAATACCATTTGTGACCTGTACCTGATGCCGGTGGTGCTGAACCTGTTTGACGGCAACACCAACACCACCCTGGACGCCGGTTTGTCCGACGAGATGAAGACGTATTACTCTATGCGTCTTATCAATCTGGCCGAGCCGGAGCTGATCCACGACCAGTTTGGCCAGAAGCATCCCATCCCCAAGAACAGCGGCAAGACCATCGAGTTCCGCAAGTACGACAGCCTGCCCAAGGCGCTGGTGCCCCTGACCGAAGGTGTGACGCCTGCCGGCCAGAAGCTGAGCATGGGCGTCATCCGTGCGACCATCAAGCAGTACGGCGGTTACATCGAGCTGTCCGACATCCTGGAGCTGACCGCTATTGACAACAACCTGGTGCAGGCCACCCGTCTGCTGGCCTCTCAGGCCGGCCGTACCTCCGACACCATCACCCGCGAGGTGCTGGCAGGCGGCACCAACGTGGTGTATGCCGGCGGCGCCAAGGACAGAAGCGAGCTGGTGGGCGGCGACGCCACTGAGGCGAACAACAAGTACCTGAGTGTGGACGACATCCGCAAGGCCGTCCGTGCGCTGAAGGTCATGAACGCACAGAAGATCAACGGCTATTTCGCGGGTATCATTCACCCCGACACCGCCTATGACCTGATGAGCGACAAGAAGTGGGTGGACGTGAAGACCTACTCCGACCCCGACGGTATCTACGAGGGCGAGATCGGCAAGATCGAGGGCGTCCGTTTTGTGGAGACCACCGAGGCAAAGATCTTCCACGCCCCCGACCTGGTGATCGCCGACGGCAGCAACGCCGCTGTGCGTGACCTGACCGTCAAGAGCGCGTCCGGCAAGGTCATCACCGTTAACGAGTCCCTGAGCACCAACCAGGCTGCCGCACTGACCGGCCGCGAGATCCTGGTGGGCAGCGAGCTGATGGAGGTGGCGTCCGCGGCCGCAGGTGCTGCCGGTGCTGCTACCATCACCGTGAAGGACAGCCCCGCAACCACGCCTGCCGCGTCTACCGTGATCTATCCCGGTGAGGGCGGCGCAAAGGGCCGTGACGTGTATTCCACCCTGATCGTGGGCGCCGACGCCTACGGCGTGACCGAGCTGGAGGGCGGCGGTCTGCAGCACATCGTGAAGCAGCTGGGCTCCTCCGGCACCGCTGACCCGCTGAACCAGCGCGCCACCGCCGGCTGGAAGCTGACCAAGGTGGCCGAGCGACTGGTGGAGCAGTACATGGTGCGTATCGAGTCCGCCTCTACCTTTGAGAGCGGCCTGATGAACTGACACACAAGCGGAGGGGGCATTGTCCCCCTCCGCCCCGGACATGAGGAGTGATAAACATGGCAGAAAAGAAGCAGAGAACGCCTGAGGAAATGGAACAGGCATTGGCCGCGGCCAACAAGGCGCTGGAGCAGGCCAAAAAGGAGGCTGAGGACGCCAAAGAGGCCGCAAAGGCCGCCGAGGAGGTCATGCGCGGTATGTCTGTCAGGGAGGCGGACGACGGCATGGTATCGTTCTACGCTTTCAAGGACGATGACAAATACAAGGACGACATCGTGGTGGGGCTGAACGGCAAGGTGTACCGCATCCAGCGGGGCAAGCACGTCCGTATCCCGCGGCCGGTATACAACATCATCCGCCGGTCGATGGCACAGGACGCGGCCACGGCGGAGATGCTGGAGGAAAAGGCCCGGGAGTATGAGGCGGTCAAGCAGCAGCTGAACTGACAACTGCATACCACCGCGAGACCCAAAAACGGCTGTGACACGGCGCAGCAAGCGGAGAAGGACGTTATCCTTCCTGCTTGCCGCGCCGTTTTTCAGCGGAAAGGACAGGGAACATGACGAGAACGATACCCCTGAAAATCCAGAACGAATATATTACCGGCGACAAGTGCATGATCGGCGCTGCCGGTAGCCACAACGATGTTATTCTCCGCATGGAGTTCTCCGGCATGTGGGACGGCCTGACAAAAATGGTGCAGTTCCGCGATGCGCTGGGGGAGGCCACGATAGAGGTGCTTCCGACCGCTGACATGCTGGAGGCGGACGATACCAGCGTGTATCTTGTGCCGGTGCCAAACGGGGCCAAAAAGTACGCCGGTGAAATGACGCTGTGCGTCAAGGGTGCTGCGGTGGCCGGGGAAAAAGAAACACGGGCCACCACGGCGGTGTACGGGCGGTTCACCGTGGGCGAGAGCAAGTGGGACACCAGTGCGGAGACGGAGCAGGACGTGCCGCCCACGCAGGCGGAGCTGCTGCAGAGCCAGATCGAAAACGTGCTTGCCACCATCGTGGACGCGCGAAAGGCGGCGACGGAGGCGGCGAAAAGCGCAGAAGGCGCGGCATTGTCACAGTCCCGTGCACAGACTTCTGAGCAATACGCGGGTGAATATGCGCAAGGCGCGGCAAACAGCGCGGCAAGCGCATCGTCCAGCGCAACCGCAGCGGCAAGCAGTGCGACGGCGGCAGGGGCCAATGCGGACGCCGCTGCTGGGAGTGCAACGAATGCCGCCGCCAGCGCCACCAGTGCTGGCAAAAGTGCATCTGCGGCAAGCGAAAAGGCCTCTGATGCTGCAAACAGTGCAGCGGCAGCGGCGACGAGTGCACAGACGGCGCAGAGCGCGGCCAGTGCGGCAAGCAATAGCGCGGGGCTTGCAAACGGCTCTGCCGCGGCGGCAAATACCTCCGAGACCAACGCCAAGAGCAGCGAGATAAGCGCCGCAGGCAGCGCCGCAGCGGCGGATAATAGCGAGAAGAAAGCCGCGGCGGCGGCCACTAAAGCGGAGGCGGCCAGCAATCATCCGCCACGGATCAACAGCAATGGCAAGTGGGAGCTGTGGGACTTTGACAACAGCCGGTATGTGGCCACCAGCTACGACGCGCAGGGACCCAAAGGCGACACAGGGGCTACCGGCGCGACGGGTGCGACGGGCGCGACCGGTGCGGCTGCTGGCTTCGGCACGCCCAGCGCCACAGTGGACGCCAATGTAGGCACGCCAAGCGTACAGATAAGCGCCAGCGGACCGGACACGGCAAAGGTGTTTGCGTTTACGTTCCGCAACCTCAAGGGTAACAAGGGCGACAAAGGCGAAAGCGGCGACAGTTACACGGTGCTGGGTCTGTATGGAACGCTGCTGGCCTTGCAGGCGGCGCACCCCACCGGAGAGGCCGGACAGGCGTGGTTCGTGGGTACGGCGGATGACAACGTGGTATACCAGTGGGACGTGGACAAGGGCCAGTGGGTGAACGTGGGCGCGCTGAAGGGCCCGAAGGGAGACAAGGGCGACACCGGTGCCACCGGCCCACAGGGCCCCCAGGGCGTGCAGGGTATCCAGGGTGAAAAGGGCGAGCAGGGCGCTACCGGCGCGACGGGCCCCACCGGCCCTACCGGCCCTACCGGCCCGGAGGGACCGGAAGGCCCCCAGGGCCCCCAGGGCGAGACCGGACCGCAGGGCGAGCAGGGCATCCAGGGCCCGCAGGGCGAGGCGGGCGAGAGTGCCTACACCGCCGCCAGCAAGGGCGGCTACACCGGCACGGCAACGCAGTTCAACAGCGACCTGGCCAAGATCGGGAACAAGGCGGACAAGACGGTTCCCGCAGCGGCGGGCAACCTGGCCGCGCTGGACGCGGCGGGCAATCTGTCCGACAGCGGCAAGAAACCCGCTGACTTTCAGACCAAGGTGACGGCCAACGGACTGCTGAAGGGCGACGGCAATGGCGGCGTGACCGCGGCAACAAAAGGCACGGACTACGCAGGGGCCAGCGAAACGGTTACGGCCACGCTGCTTGCGGCAAGCTGGACAGGTGACGCGGAACCGTACAGCTACGCACTTACGGTAAGCGGTGTAACGGCCACCAGCAATCAGGAGGTCTTGCCTGCGCTGAACATCACGGCAGAGCAGTTGGAAGCCTTGCAGGGCGCAAACATCCAGGATGGCGGACAGGCGGCAAACAGCATGACGCTGAAAGCTTACGGTGACAAGCCGACTATCGACCTGCCTATCCGCGTGATAAAGAGAGGTGACTGAGCATGGCGAATATTATGAGATTTGGCGGGGGTGTAGGGGGCGGTGGAGAACTGAATGTTGCCTATGGGCTTACTCCCCCCGCAGATACAAGTAAGTTGTGGGTACGGGTTGCAGATGAACCTAACTCTGTAACTGTTCAAGCAGTTATACCATTCGGCAATGAAATAGTTACTGGATATGGAGTTAGCACTCCGAACGATACTGGTGTACAGGGATTAGCGTATTGTAATGGTTTACTTTACCTCTTTTCCGGGTTGGATATGTATGTGTATGAAAACGGTTCGTGGTCTAAGTTTTTGACTTTTAGTAGCGATACAACAAGAGTACATTACACAGCACCTTCTGTAGTTATCGGTAAAAAAATCTTCCGATTATTTGGTCACTCAAATGGCTCTGCTATGGGGAGTGCTTCAAGTGCTGGGTATAATATAACCAGAATACTTGTAATAGACACGGAAACAAAAACTTATTCGGATGTTAGTGTGCCCGGTATAACTTCTTGTTGCCAACTTGGCAATGCTGTTGTAGTAGGTAAAAAAATCTATTTTACTGCTGGACAAAATGGAGCATCTGGTACTTATGGGTATGAAGGTTCTTCCCACATATATGAAATAGACTCTGATGACCCATCAACTGCTACGGATATAGGATATTTGTTCACTACTTCTGCTGACATGAGAGGAACTTCTGTAGTAGCTGCTGGCGGTAAATTATATGCAAGACACGGAGGTTCTGCAGCAGAAGGTTCCGTGCCGTATACAGAGTGGATGGAGATTTTTGACTTAGAAACAAAGGTCCTGACAAGAAATCAAATATCCATAAGTAAAGGTGGTCAGGGCAGTTGTTTTATGCCTGGAATAAACATAGGAAAGTACATTTATTGGTTCGGTGGAATGCCTAAAGGAAAAGTACCAACCAGTTTTATAACTACACACCAGACTACCTATGCACAAAGATATAACATAGAGACTGGGAAATTTGATTTTGTAACTGTCGGAGAACATGCTGGTGTTTACATTAACTCTGTCATGTTAACAAACTCAGAGCTGCTTTTTGCTAAATATGGAGGGAATGCTCCACTTTACAAATTCAAAGGAGCTTATGAGCTGGAAAACGGAAAACTTTTTATTCAAGAAGGGTTCTTGGACAACACATGGAACGCAGTCAAAGGAAAAGACTGGGACTTGAAGGTAGGGGTGAGCGGAGTGTACCTCGGAGGCACTGATGGCTATGCACAAGCCAAGGATGCATACTTATATGACCTCACTCAGCAAAAATGGATTTCCCTGGATGGCACACCGTTTGGGGGGGGGTAACACCTGAACCTACACCTATCCCCACACTTGAGGGAACGTGGGTGCTGAATGAAACGCTGGTTGCTCCGGAGAATACATTAGATTTGTACATAAGTTTCACGGGAACAGCAATAAATAGTTATGGACAAACTGTCAGTCAAGATTTCAACCATGAATATATCGACAAAGCGCATTTATATTGCCGAGTAACCTCCACTTCCCAAACCTTAACAATATACAATTTCGAAACAAACGCTTGGGACCAAAAATACAACAAGTGGACATTCCCTTCTGGTGCAACGGCATCTGACGACTTCATCACATGGTTGGCAGCAAACGCCACCAAACAATAAAACAAGGAGGAAACAAACATGTACACAGGTTATATCGTAAAGGCAGGAGAGACCTGCAAGGACGAACGGGTAGCAAAGGCTATCAAGAATTTCAAGTACGAAAACGAGACGGTTATCTGCGTGGGGGAGGACGGCTACATCACCGAAATCAACACCCTGCGGACAGCCAAGAGCATTGTTGGGGAGCAATCCAGCCCGGAAGCGTATCTGGCGGCGTATCTGGAGAAGCTGAACAACCCGGTGGAGGAGAATGGCGGGGAAGCGGAGTAAGGAGGAGCGTGTACGCAGAATAAGGGGAGGGGAGATTACTCCCCCCGCTGGATGTAGGCTTCCTCGGCACGGATCTGGGCCTGTTTAAGTGCGGCAACGGCCTTTTCAAGCTGGGCAATGGCGTCGGTGACGGCGTTGAACAGGGCGAAATACTCTGGCATGGAAACACCTCCTTTCTGCAAGCAGGATAGCACAGGGAGCGTGTCAGAAACGGTCGAAGGGTGTCGAGGGGCGAAAATAATTTGAGAGGAGAACGCGGCGAATGGAACCGTGGATGAAGGAAGTGCTTTTGCCCATCGTGCTGGCTATGTTGGCAAGTAACGGGCTGTGGGCGCTGATAGGGAAGCGGCGTAATAAGAACGATGTGGAGCGAAATATGCTGGTAGGGCTGGCGCATGACCGCATCATCCATCTGGGCATGGTGTACGTGACACGGGGGTACATCACGCAGGACGAGTACGAAAACCTCAATGACTATCTGTACCAGCCGTATGAAAAGATGGGCGGCAACGGCAGCGCAAAACGGGTCATGGAGGAAGTAAGGAAGCTGCCCATCAAGCGAGAGGCGTAAAGCCGGAAAGGAAAAATTATGAAGCTGAACAACAAGACCTATGACATCATCAAGTGGGTGGTTATGATCGTGCTGCCCGCCCTTAGTGCCCTGTACGTGGGACTGGGCGGCATCTGGGGCTGGCCGTACATCGAGCAGGTGGCGGGGACTATCTCCTGCATCACCGTGTTCCTTGGCGCCCTGCTGGGCATTTCCAGCGCCAGCTACAAGAAATCTACGCTGGATGAGGAGGCTATGTAAATGGCCGCCCCGAAAGTCTACCTGTCCCCGGCTATGCACATGGCGAACCCCTGTGTATATCCCCGCCCGGACGGGAAACAGTGCTATGAGGCCCTTGAGAACAACGAGTACATCGACATTCTGGAGCCAATCCTGAACCGCTGCGGCATTGCCACCAAGCGCGGCTATCGGCGCACACCCATGAACAGCGACAACGGCAACGACATTATGAAGCAGAACGTCCGGGAGAGCGACGCATGGGGCGCGGACGTGCATTACGTCAGCCACACCAACGCCATCAGCAACGGCGCGGAGCAGACACGGGTGAGCGGGTGCAACCCCATGTACTACACTTATTCCAGCAAGGGGAAGAAGTTGGGCGAGATCATGGTGAAATACCGCAAGCAGGTGTACCCCGGCAAGGTGACGCTGGTGCCAAACGCCAAGTGGTACGAGCTGCGGGTGCCGAACGCGGTGAGCTTTTACGAGGAACACGCTTTCCACGACAACCCCAACGACATCGGCTGGTGGCACGAGCACATGACAGAGGTTGCGGAGAGCGCCGCCAAGGGCCTGTGCGAGTGGTTCGGCATCCCGTATGTGGAGCCGGAGAAGCCCGCGGAGCCGGAGACACCGGAACAGCCGACCGTAACCGAAATGTACACCGTGAAGGTGACGCGGAGCGCGGACGGGAAAAGCGGCACGTGGGAGATCGTGAAGTGAGGTGAAGATATGACGGTTACAGATACTCTTTCGCAGGCGGACGAGCTGCGGCTGAACACCATAAGCGACGAGCAGAAGGCGGCGTGGGTGATGGGGCTGGACCAGCAGATCGGGGAGAGGATCGATGTGGCCTCCTACGTACACAGTTGGCCGGCGGGCGACGGGGAGCTGCTGCTCCCCGCGCCCTACGACCGGGTGTATGTGCTGTATCTGTGCAGCCAGATCGACTACTACAACAACGAAACGGCGCTGTATGGAAACGACAAGGCGGTGTATGACGAGGCGATGAGTGAGGCAATGGCGTGGTGGCGCCGGCAGCACTGCCCGGACAACACCGGGAATGTGCAGGTGATGGGATGAGACTGGCAAGCCTGCCCTATTCCCTGAACCCCAACAAGGTGGAGATGGTGCAGATGCGAGGCATCAATTGGTCGGACGCCATACAGAACGGCGATTTGCGGGACAGCCTGAATTTGTCGGCCAGACGGTGGCCGTACATCACCACGCGTAAGGGACGGTTGAAGCAGACCGGGTACCAGAACGTGACGGCGCTGACATCGTGGGACAAGCTGGTGGCGGTGCAGGGGACTTCCCTGCTGTACGACGGGCAGACGGTGGGAACGGTGACGGCGGGAAAGAAGCAGTTTGCCGTGGTGAATACCAAGATGGTGATATGGCCGGACAAGGTGTATCTGGACATTAAGGATCAGCAGGTAAAGCCATTGGCGGCGGAGATCACCGGCAGCAAGGCCACGTTTGCCACTAACAAAATAACCGTGAACGGCTGGGCGGACTTGACCACGAAGTTCAAAGCGGGTGACGGCGTGACACTTTCCGGCTGCACCTCCAAGACGGAGAACAACAAGGATTTTGTCATTAAGGCGGTCACCTCCAACACGATCACGGTGGCGGACAACACATTTACTGCGGTGAACGAGGCCAGCACCAGCATTAAGATCGAGCGAAAGATACCGGACCTGGACTACATCTGCGAGAGCGAAAACCGGCTGTGGGGCTGCGACAACGACACGCAGACCATCTATGCCAGTGCGCTGGGCGACCCCACGAATTTTTACGTGTATGAGGGACTATCTACAGACGCCTATACGCTGGCAGTGGGCACGGAGGGGAAATTCACCGGCTGCTGCAAGCTGAGCTCTTCGGTGCTGTTCTGGAAGGAGACAAAGCTGCACAAGATGCTGGGCAGCTATCCGGCGGAGTACGCCATGTACACCTACGAAATGGAGGGCTTGCAGGATGGATGTCAGAAAAGCCAGCAGGTGATCAACGACACGCTGTTCTATAAAGGCCCTCACGGGGTATACGCCTACTCCGGCGGCACGCCGGTGCTGATCAGCGACAACTTCGGCGAGAAGGAGTTTACCGATGCGGTAGCCGGCAACGACGGCGACAGCTACTACCTGAGTGTGAAGGACGGCGCGGAGCACCGGCTGATGGTGTACGAGACCAAGACCGGGATATGGGTGCTGGAGGACGGCACGGAGGCGGTGGACTTTGCGCGGCTGGGCAAGAAGCTGTACATGCTGGCGGACGGCGACGTGTACCTGCTGGATGGCGAGGACACGCCGCAGGCGCAGGAGTGGATGGCACAGTTTGCCCCCATGTATGAGACCATCGACGGCAAGAAAGCGTATTCCAAGATACTGATGCGGCTGGAGCTGCCGAAGGGCAGCTACATGACGGCACAGATGCGCTGCGACGGGAAGCCGTGGCAGACGTGCGGCAAGGTGGTGGGCAAGGAGCACAACGTGACCAGTCTGCGGCTTGCGGCCAACCGGTGCGACAAATTTGAGCTCAGGCTGGAGGGCAAGGGCCCGTGCACCATACTGGGCATATCGAGAGCGTTTATGGTGGGGAGTGATGTGAAATGATCGTTTTCCCGGAGAGCATAAACGAGCTGCCGAGGGAGAACCCGTCAGAGGCGCTGGACATAACGGAAAACTACATTAAGTACATGTGCCAGCGCATTGACTGGGCAATGGGCAACGTGACAAAGAACGTCAGCAAGGCGGGCGTGTCCAACGCGGAGATGTACATTCTGCTGACGGCGCTGCAGAATACGGTGTCTGCCCTGCAGAGCACGGTGAACAGCCAGGGGGCCAGCATATCGGCGCTGACGCAGAGCGTGACGGTACTGGGCAACGACTACACAGCGCTGGAGCAGAGAGTGGCGGCACTGGGCAACGACTATACGGCGCTTGAGCAGAGAGTGGCGGCGCTGGAAAACAAGACATAAGGAGGATGCCTATGGCTATACGGAAAAACAAAAAAGCGACGACCGGCAGCGTTGTGGGCGCAGTAAGCGGACTATTCGGCGACCCGAATAACCGGCGCAACATGGCGGACACCATCGCCATGAAAAAGGCGGCAATCAAAAACAACGCGGTCAACGGCGCTTTGGCGGGCGCAATGGGCGGCGCTGTGGGCGGCGCACTGAACTACGGGAACAGCGGCGGCAGTTCCGGCGGGGGCTACACGCGGGTGGAAATGCCGGTAGATGTGGGCGCACTTCCCACCTTCAACAGCTCGTATCTGGATCAGCTGAATGCTTTGGCGCGGCAGCTGACCAGCATGAACTATGAGGACTGGACAAAGGGCAGCCAGTACCAGTCGCTGGCGGATCGGTATGGCAACAACGGACGGATGAGCATGCAGGACGTATTGGGGCAGGTGGCCGCCCGCACCGGCGGCTTGGCCTCCAGCTATGCCACCACGGCGGCGCAGCAGCAGTACAACCAGTACATGGCGCAGCTGGAGGAAGTGGCGCGGCAGATGTACTCCCAGGAGCGCGGCGACATTATGGACACCGCCAATTTGTACCGCAATCTGGCAAACGACGAGTACGGCCGCTATCGGGACAGTTTGGCCGATTACAATGATCGTCTGGCGGCGGCACAGAGCGCGGCACGGAGCGCATACAGCGGCAGCGGATACGCCGGCACGACAAGCATTGACCGGCTGAAAAGCCGCAGCGGCAACGGTGGCTCCGACGGCAGCGGCAACGCAAGATACAGCAGCAGCACGGCACTGAACCTGGCCACCAGCAACGCAAGGACCACCAGCGGGCAGGTGATGGCGCTGGAGGCTATGTACGAAAACGGGAACATCACAAAGAAGCAGTACAGCGATCTGGTATACGCCGTGAAGAACCCGGGGAAATAAGGAGGGCGCGATGGGCTGGAAGCAGACATTTCAGAAGAAAATGAAAGCTGCGGGGATGGAAAACGACATCCCCGCAGCAAGCCGGACAAACCGCAATGCAGACAGCGGTGGGTGGCAGGATAAGTTCCGCAGCAAAATGGAAGCTGCCGGCATGGGCGGCGACATTATCCGCACCGGCGGCAGAACGGCGGCGGATGTAGCGCCCAGCACCTATAAGCCGGACACGTCTATGCTGGTTACGCCGAGCGTACCTGCGGGGAACACAACAAGTGCGGCGGGGAAATATAACGTGGGCCAGGGCTTGGCAAAAGCCGGGCAAATGGGGCTGACACAGATCGCCAAAGTGGGCAGCTCTGCCGGCGCATGGATAGAGAACCTGCTGGGTGATTTTGCCCGGGAGGGCTCCAACGGCTACTGGGACCCGGACACCAGCAACTGGCTTTTCAATCGCTGGAACCGGGCTATTGACGCGGAGGCGCAGGGCGTGCAGCAGCGGTACGCGGAAAACACGGCACGCGGCGGGAAAGCGGCGCAGGTTTTTGAAGACCTGGGTGCGGCGACGGTGGCGGCGGTGCCGCAAGCCATTGCGGCGCTGTTTACAGGCGGTGCCAGCGCGGCGGCGCAGGCGGGTGCACTGGCGGAAAACGCGGCGGCTTCCTCCGGTCTGGTCAACACCATTTCCCGCAGTATGCGAGCAATGGCGAAAGACCCGAACTTCCAGCTCTCCTTTGCACAGGTATTTGGCCCCGGCTATGAGCAGGCAAAGGCGGACGGCGCGGACGATTTCCGCGCATCCGTGTACGCCATCGGCAACGGGCTGATGAACGCCGCCGTGGAAGTGGGCGGCGGTATCCAGACGCTGCCCCGGGAATTGCAGAACGGCGGCAACGCATGGAAAACATGGGTGGACGCCATGCTGGACGAGGGCAAGGAGGAAGTGGTGCAGGGCGTGATCGAACGCGCCACGCAGAACGCCGTCTATGGACGGGACAACCCCCTTGTCGGTATCGGCAACGGCGCCATTTTCGACCCGGCGGCAGCGGCGGAAGAATTTGCCGGCGGCGCTGTAGTTGGCGGTATTCTGGGCGGCGGGCAGATGGGCGTGAACACCCTTGCCAACCGCGCAGCATACAACGCGGCCAGAGCGCAGTATGACCGGGACGTGCGGCAGAACACCGCGCCGGAAATGGACGGAAGGACGGCGGAAGCAGTAAGCGCGGTGACCCGGGGCGAGACGATCACCGGCAACCAGGCGGCAGCCATTGCACGGGACCCGGTGGCCGTGGAGACGCTGGAGGCCAGCACCGGGGTAAAGCTGGACACGGAAAAGCCCATCAGCCAGCTCAAACGTGAAATTATCGCCCTTGCAAGCCGCGAGACAGCGCAGGAGCAGACGCAGCGCACCACGGCTATCCCCCAGACGCAGAAACGCACACAGAAAGCCGTGGGCGGCTTTATGGAGGCGGGGCAGAGAGCGTATCAGCAAATGCGGGAGACAAGCGGCAGCGACGCGGAGGTGTACGCAGGCTTTTCCGCTATGTACAACGCGGGACTGAACGGCGTTGAGGCGGACAAGGCTAAGGGCAAGTACGCGGCGATGCTGACGCCGGAGCAGCGGTACACGGCGTACAACGCGGGGCTGGAGGACGCCAGGGCGCAGGTGGCACGGGAAAATGCGGATGTAGCATCCGTGACCACCACGGCGGGGGCCGGGCTGGCGGACAATGCCTACAGCCGGTACATCATCGCCAAAGACAAGGGCGCGGCCTCGACGCTGAACACCATCGGAAAGAAGCTGGGCGTGCGTATCGAGTTCGTGGACAGCATTATGGACGGACAGGCCAACGGCCAGTACATCAGGGAGAAAAACCTGATCCAGATCGCGGCGGATAGCACGAACCCCATTTATGAGGTGGCGGGGCACGAGGTCACCCACCGGATGCAGGACCTGTCCCCCGACGAGTACCGGTCGTTCCGGCAGGCGGCGATAGAGTACCGCATGCGGGAGAACGGAGCGGATACGGAAACGGAGGTCGTGCAGCGGTACATGGAGGCGGCGGAGAGAGCCGGCGTAACGCTGACGCAGGACGAAGTGATGGACGAGATCGCCGCGGACTTCGCGGGGCGGATGATCGAGGACACGGATCTGTTCGCGCAGTTTGCCAAGGACAACCGCACGGCGGCGCAGAAGCTGCTGGACGGGCTGAAGGAATTTATCGCCAAAGTCAAGGCTATGTTCACCGGCAAGGCAAGAGACAACGCGGCGATGGATGCCTACGGCAATACCTTTGGTGAGCTGGAGGACATTGCGCAGAAGTGGCAGGCGGCCTTTGACGCAGCGGAGCGGCAGGCGGAGCGGGCGACCGTCAGCGCGACAGTACGCAGCGGCGATACAGTGCAGTATGACGATGCTGTATACTCCCTCCGGGTTACCGATAAGGACACGCTGGACTTTTTGGATAAGCAGAAAACCATCACAACGTACAAGACCATGCAGCTTGTCGATGGCAAACTGTATCCGCCGATGGCTGCCCGCGTGGATGGCAAGTACGAGGATGCCAGCGAACTTGGCGCGTGGGAAATGTCCGTGGAGCGCCCCGATCTTGTGAAGGATGGCAAATTCAAGTTGGACAAAGGCAAGGGCCAGGGGAGCTTAACGGCGGCGTATAACCCGTATATGCACTCGTCCAATCTTGTAATCAACGATCAGTTCAGCGGCGCATATACCCGTGACAACCTTGTGACCGTGGAATGTGAAGTGCCTGTAAGTGAGATGACCTCCGGGTACCATGCGGACGGTGCAAAGGATGGCGTTGGCTGGCATTCTTGGCATACCGGTACAGTAGCTGGGCAGGTACGTAAGGCGACCGGCGTAGAGCGCAAGGTGTTTCTTTCGCGGTGGATCAAGCCGGTACGTATCTTGCCAGATGCGGAAGTGGCTAATATGTACAAGGAACTTCTTGGCGATACCGGAATAGAGGTGCCGGACAATGTTGTCACGCCTGGGCTTTTGGCGGAGCTGAAGAAAGCGGGCGTTCCTATCAAGGAAAGCGGGCGCGTAAAAACCGCCGCCGGTGAGGGCGACGGTGCAAAGTATCAGATCAAGCAGTTCCCCAATGGCATGAAATACGTTCAGGCGGACAGACAAGTGTTATTTGGCAACGACCCCAAGGCGTGGAGTGAACAGCTGGAAAACTATATCAACGGCAAAATCCGCAATCACGAGGATGTTCGTCTGATTGCCGAGGACGGCGATGTTCTGCTCCTGACAAGTAAATCTGCCGGGAAGCTGAGTAGCATTTACGACAACAATGGTCGAACGATGGATGAAAAAGCATTTGAACGTAAAGCAAATGCGGCTGCTCACATCGACGAACTCATTAAGGTTTCTGAGCGCGGAGGAAAGACTGTCCTTGACTTTGGCGGGCGTCACGGTGACATGGCAAAAGACGGCTGGAACTATCGAACGGCGTATTTCATGGATTTTGATGGAAAGTATTATCGAACGCGCATTTCCGTTGCGCTGGGCAAGGATGGGAGCATTGTCTACAATATCGGGGAAATGCAAGAAAGAAGCACTCCCCAAATTAACGGCTCTTCCGGAAACTCCGGCGCTCAGTGGGGGAATGCTTCTGGTATTAGTATACTCACCGATGGCGAGAATGTCAAGCCGAAGTTTTCTTTGAAAGCCACGGACAGCACCGGGCGGAAGCTCTCCGAACAGCAGCAGGAATATTTCAAGGATAGCAAGGTGCGTGACGCGGAGGGGCGGCTTATGCCGCTATACCACCAGACGAGTGTGGAGTTTACCGTCTTTGATACGAGACACAAGGGCGCTGGAACAGGGGATAATGAAACGCCGTTCGGGGTATTTTTGAAGAGTTCTTCAAGGGATATTGGCGTGAACGGCTCTCGGCAGATGGAACTCTATGCCGATATAAAGAACCCCTTGCAGGTGCACGACCGTAGCGAATTAGTATCACAGCTTGCAGAAATGTCCTCGGAATATGCAGCATTGAAAAACCGGTCTGATGTTATCGACAAAGAGTATAACCAAAAGTTTGAAAAGGCTAAAAAGGATTTTGTCGATTTCATTACAGAGTGGCGCAGGCAAAACCCAACTGCTTCCCGGTCTGCGCTCTATGAGGTGGACGAGTTCAACAAGGTGTTTGACGCAGAGGACAGCCTTGTTGAGGAATGGGGAAAGGCAAAGGATGATTTGGCGTTGCAGGCAAAAGAGGCTATTACTTCTGCGTTGAGAAATAACGGGTATGACGGCGTTATTATTTCCGAAGATTCCGGCAGCTTTGGCAGAACAACGGATGCCTATATTGCTCTTGATGCAAGGCAAGTAAAGAATGTGGATAACCTCACCCCCACCAGCAACCCGGATATTCGTTATCAGCTGCGGAGTACGGCGGACATTGAACAGGAGGTGCGGGACCTGAAACGGGAGCGCACGGTACTGGCCAGCCGCAACCGCGCATTGGAGCAGCGGGTGCAGGAGCTGAAGGGCGAAATGCGCATCAGCAAGGAACCCTCTGTGGTGCTGCGGGACGTGAAAAAGCTGGGGCGCGAGACCATACGCAAGTACGGCAGCGACGTGGAATACGGCGACATTCAGGCCGACATGGAGGCGCTGGGCAAGGCTGTGATGAAGCGTGACGTGAGCATGGCCGACCTGATGCCCTACGCCAGAAACGCGGCGACGGTCATCGTGGACAACACGACGGAGCTGACGGAGCACGGCGCGGAGCTGCTGGAGATCAAAGACTACCTGAAGCGGCAGAAGATCCTTTTCAACGGGGAGATGGACCACTACAACGAGTTCCGCAAGCGGTACATGGGAACGCTGAAGATGAACAAGTCGGAGGGCTTGCCGGTGGACACCATGTACGAGGAAATGACGGAGATGTTTGGCGAGGGCTATTTCCCCAGCGACGTGTATACCGAGGCGGACAAGCTGCAGCAGATCGCGGATGTGCTGGACAGCATGGACAGCATCTATGAAAACCCCTTTGACAGCTACCGTGACGCAGCCATTCAGGAGATCGCCAACGACATCATTGACGGCATGATCTCTGACCAGGTGCGGCAGAAGAAAACCTTTGCCGACCGGCGGGATCTGGAGAAGCAGGAGGCCGTGGGACGGGTGCGTGAAATGCTGACAAAGGAGCGGGAAAAGCGCCGGGACATGGTGAAGCGGATGCGCCGGGAGTACAGCGAAAAGACACAGAAGGGCCGGGAGAAGCGGTATGCCGCAGAGATGCGGGCAAAGATCGCCAGACACACGGGACCTTTGTCCGAAAAGCTGCTGCGGCCCACGGACAAAAAGCACATCCCGGAGGAGCTGCGCGTGGTGGTGGCCGATCTGCTGCGGAACATCAACCTGGAGAGCGCATACAGCTACGACGAGAATGGACGGCTGCGGAAAAACGCCGGCGGCGACCCGACCCGACGGACGCAGGAGGCCGTGAAGCTGAAAAAGGCATACGAGGACATCATTGCCCGTGAGGCGAATATGGTGGTAGACCCCGATCTGCTGGACAGCGGCGGGCTGCTGGACAGTCTGGCGGCGCTGGGCGGAAAGCGTATCGCCGACATGAACGTGACGGAGCTGGAGACCGTATGGAACGCGGTGCGGGCTATTGAGGCCACGCTGACCAGCTACGACCGGACGCTGGCGAACCAGAAGTACGCACGGACCAGCGAGTGGGCGGACAGCCTTATGATGGGCAGCATGAGCCGGAAGCGGCGGAACCGGAAGATCTCGCTGGATATGGCGGACCCGTATACGTTCTTCTCCGCCTACGGCGACGGCGGCATGCAGGTATACCGGACGCTGCGGAACGCGCAGGACCGGGAGCACGTGATGCTGACGGAGCTGCGGGAGGCGGCTAAAAAGTTCCTGGATGCGGACGTGTACAAAAATCGCTTTGAACGGCACACGTTCACCACAAGCCGTGGCGTGGAGCTGACGCTGACCAACGAGCAGATTATGAACCTGTACAACCTGGCAAAGCGCGGTGAGCAGGCCATGAACCACCTGATGGTGGGCGGCATCGTGCAGCCGGAGATCAAGCGGGACGGCAAGCTGAAAGCCATCCCCCGCGGAACGGAGAACATCCTGCTGGAGCTGGAGGACGTCAGGGCCATCACCTCCGTGCTGACACCGGAGCAGATCAAGGTGGCGGACGGATTGCAGAAGCTGGCCAGCACGAAGCTGGCGGAGTGGGGCAACGAGGCCAGCATGGCGGTGTACGGCTATCGGAAGTTCATGGAGACGCACTACTGGCCCATCAAGACGGCGAAGGAGGCCACGGCATCCAGCGTGGAGAAGGGACCGGACATCGCCAGAGAGATCAAGAATATGGGCAGCGCAAAGGCCCTGACGCCCAACGCCAGCAACGCGCTGGACATCGGCGGCGTGTACGACGTGTTCGCGCAGAACGCCAGCGACATGATCAAGTACGCCACGCTGCTGGCCCCGATGGAGGACATAAACCGGCTGTACAACTACCGGTACCGGGACAGCATGGGCAACCTGACCGGAAAGAACGTGCGGCAGGTGCTGTCCGGCGTGTACGGCGACGCGGCGCAGAGCTATTGGCGGAACCTGATGCGGGACGTGCAGAACGGCATGGTGAAGAACGCCAGCGCCACCACAAGGGCCGTGGAGCGCATTGTGGGCAACACAAAGGGCGCCGCGGTGGGTGCAAACCTGCGCGTGGTCATCCAGCAGCCCACGGCGTACTTCCGGGCGGCGGTTATGCTGGACCCGGAGAACATGGCGAAGGGCCTGGGCAACGGCGTGACCAAAGGCAACGGATGGGACAAGGCCCGGAAGTGGGCGCCCATTGCGGGCATCAAGGACACGTCCGGTTTTGACCAGGGCAGCCGGTACACCATCGCACGGGAGGTATACGGCACGGACGGCAGCTTTATGGAGTGGCTGAGCGACAAGAGTATGTCACTGGCCGGGAAAGCCGACGCGGTGACGTGGGGCAAGATCTGGAACGCCTGCGAGTGGCAGGTGGCGGCGGACACGAACCTGGAGGTTGGCAGCGACGCCTACTATCAGCAGGTGGCGGAGGTGTTCACGGACGTAATCGACCAGACGCAGGTGGTGGACGGCATCATGCAGCGGACGCAGATCATGCGGGACAGCGACGCGCTGACGCGGCAGGCCACGTCTTTTATGGGTGAGCCGCTGAAAAGCCTGAATATCCTGATGCGTTCCTACGACGCATGGGTGTATGAAACGAACCCGCAGAAGCGCAGCAAGGCGCTGAAGCAGCTGAAGCGGGCCGTGGGCGCTTTGCTGGTGACGGACGTGGTGAACGCACTGGCGCAGTCCATCGTGGACGGCCTGCGGGACGACGACAAGGACAAGAAGTACTGGGAGCGCGTTTTGGAAGCCTTTACCGGCATTACAGGGGAGGAAAAGGACTTTGGCGAGACTGTCAAGAACATCACGCTGCAGGGCAATGTGAAGGGCAACATCACGCTGGTGGGCCGTATTCCCTACGCCAAAGACATTATCTCCATTTTGCAGGGCTACACCGTAGACCGCATGGATGCCGGCGCGGTGGACGACATCGTGAGGGCCACCAAGTCCATGATCTCCAGCGCCAACGGACAGGGCAAAAAAACGGCGGCGTACAACGTCAAGCAGTTCTTGACCGTGGTCAGCAAGATCTTCGGCGTCAGCGTGGCGAACCTGGGACGGGATACCTGGGCCATTGCCAGAAGTATTGCCAGCGAGACCGGGAATGTGCGGCTGATGTTTGAGATGGAAAAGGCCATCTACCGCATGGACAAGAGCGCCGGGAACCGGAAAACGTGGTGCGAGCTGCTGTACCGGGCGCAGAAAGAAAGGGACACCGAAACGGCGCGTCTGATCTACAGGGAGATGCTGGCGCACGGCTATGAGGAGGCGGACGTGCGGCAGGGCGTGGAGGCAATTATGAAGCAGGAGCAGGGCGTAAACTCCGTGAAAGAACTTAGAAACCGGTGGATGGCACCGTAAAACAAAGAAAGGAGCAACGGGCGATAGGCGCAACCATCCTATGGCACCATCCCGCCGCAAGGCGGTCCGCAGGCCTGCGTAAGCAGGATGAACCAGCAGCACAGGGAAATCCGCGCCATGCTGAAGGGCATGGCACCCAAGAGGGCTATCGCATGGATCCAATCTTTTGAGTTACCACAAGAGGAAGCCCAGTGCATCGCGGAGTGCGATGTGCGGCGTCGCAGCTGCGTGGAGCAGGCATTTTGCATGAACGTGTCTGTGGACGTGGTAAAACGATGCCGGCGAAGGGCATACCGAAAAATTGCAGACGGGCTGAACGCAGAAAAAAGCCACACCTGAAAAGGTGTGGCTTTTTATTTGCCGCCGAAAGGGGGACGGCGGCGTGTGTTGGGGGGGATAGCCTGATTATACGGCGAAATAAATAAAAACGCAATAGAGACGCACTGATTTTTAACGCGCACTTATCAGCCACTTTATCGCCACTTTGAAATGGGCATATCCCTGTATGCTTACAGTAAAGAGAGGTGGTCGTGATGTTCGTGCGCTATAACCCAAACCCGGCGGGTAAAAACGTGGGGGATTGCCCGGTTAGAGCCATCTGCAAGGCCACGGGGCAGGGATGGCATGAGACGTATGTGCAGCTGTGTATGCAGGGGCTGGCTTTGGCGGATATGCCCAGTGCCAACAATGTATGGGGCGCGTATCTGAAAAAACTGGGATTTAGGCGGCATATTATCCCGGAGGATTACCCGGACAGCTATTCCGTGGGTGACTTCGCAAGGGAACACCCGCGTGGTACATATCTTCTGGCGCTGGCGTCCCACGTGGTGTGCGTGATAGACGGAGACTGGCATGACACGTGGGACTCCGGGGCCGAAACACCTTTGTATTTTTGGGAAAGGACGGATGAGGAATGAACTATCCCTATTACGGAAACCCCTATATGCCGCCGATGCCGGACAACCTCGGCCAGCTCAGGCAGCAGCAGATGATGCCCCAGCAGATGCCGCAGATGCAGAACCCTATACCGCAGAGCGGCGTGCAGTGGGTATCGGGCGAACAGGAAGCCAGGAGCTGGATGGTGGCACCCAACGCGGCGGTGGCCCTTTGGGACAGCACGGCGCCCACGGTGTACCTGAAGCAGGCGGACGCCAGCGGCAAGCCGACGCTGAAGGTATACGACCTTGTGGAGCGGCTTGCAAACGCGCCTGAAGCAAAAAAGGACCCCGGGGCGGAATATGTGACCCGGGCGGAACTGGACAAACTGGCGGCCATTGTGGCCGAAATGAAGGCCAAGAAGAAGCGCAAGGTAGAGGAGGAAGAGGACGATGAGTAATCCGTTTTATCAGGCGATGGGCGGGAACGTGAACCCGCTGGGGAATTTTGGACAGCTGGTGCAGAAGTTTCAGCAGTTCAAAACAAGCTTTCAGGGCGACCCGAAAGCAGAAGTAGAGAAGATGCTGCAAAGCGGCGCGCTGACGCAGGAGCAGCTGAACCAGGCACAGGCGATGGCGCGGCAGTTTCAAAACCTTTTGTGATCAATATCGTGGCCACGATTTGATGAAATACATCTTTATCCGAAAGGAGTGACGACAATGGCAATTACTGACGGCGGCCCCACCATGACCATGCCTGTGGCCCCTACCGGCATGATGGGCGGCGGCTTTGGCGGCGAAAACGGATGGTGGGTCATCCTGTTTATCATCCTGCTGTTCGGCTGGGGCCGTAACGGCTACGGCAACAACAACGGCAGTGCGATGGACGGTTATGTGCTGACCTCTGACTTCGCCACCGTTGAGCGCAAACTGGACGCGGTGAATAACGGCATCTGCGACTCCACGTTTGCCCTGAACAACGCTATCAATGGCGGCTTTGCTACGGCAGAGCTGTCCCGCGCAAACCAGCAGGCGGCGCTGATGCAGCAGCTCAACGCCATGCAGATGCAGTCTCAGGAGTGCTGCTGCGAGAACCGGGCGGCTATCGCCCAGGTGCGGTACGACATGGCGACGCAGGCCTGCGACACCCGCAACACCGTGCAGACGGCGGCCCGGGATATCGTGGAGAACGCGAACGCCAATTCCCGTGCGATTTTGGACTTCCTGACGCAGAGCAAGCTGCAGGATCTTCAGAGCGCCAATCAGGAACTGCGCCTGCAGGCATCTCAGGCCGCGCAGAACAACTACCTGATCTCCCAGCTGCGGCCCACACCCATTCCCAGTTACCCGTCTTGCAACCCGTGGGCAAGCGGCAGTTATACCGGTTGCTGCGGCTGCTGACAACTGCATAGCATTAGCTGTTCGGAATTTCCGAACTGTTCAGCCCCGTGCTGATACTGACACCAACGCGGCGGGGCAATAGCTCCGCCGCTGTATTTTGAAAGGAGTGATTATTTTGGCCGAGTTTACCAACGCCAATATCGTGACTGTGGCCGCAGGGCAGAATGTGCCTCTGACGGAAACCGCGGTCAACAGCAAGCCGTGCATCGTACATCGTGAGGGTGCCGGGGTGGTGACGCTGCGCGGACTGACGAACCAGTGCAGAGCACTGTACAAAGTCACTTACGGCGGCAACATCGCCATTCCCACCGGCGGCGCCGTGGGAGCCATCACCGCCGCGCTGGCCGTCAACGGCGAGGCGCTGACCAGCGCCACAGCGACGGTGACGCCTGCTGCCGTGGAAAACTATTTCAACATCTACGTTTCCGCGCAGGTGTGCGTGCCGAAGGGCTGCTGCCTGACGGTCGCCATGAAGAACACCAGTACGCAGGCGGTCAACTTTGCCAACAGCAATCTGACCGTTGAGAGAATTGCGTGAGAGGAGGGACGACATGAACATGAAGGAACTTTTCGGCATCCGCGAGATGCTGTGTGACGAGCTTTCCGAGTATGCCGGCAAGCAGGAGATGGGCACCGGGGAGCTGGACGTGATCCACAAGTTGACTGCCTCTATCAAGAACATTGATAAGATCGCCATGTTTGAGAGCGGCGGGTACAGCCGTGACGATGGGTATTCCCGCGAGGATGGGTATTCCCGCGGCGGCGACTGGGATGCGAGCATCCGTGGTACGTATGGGCGCGGCAGCTCATACCGGCGCAAGAGAGACTCTATGGGCCGGTATAGCCGCGATGACGGGTATTCACGCGATGGGCACGCCAAAGATGTGATCGAGCGCATGATGCAGGATACCGATGACCCCAACGTGAAAGAGGCGTTGCGGCAGTGCATGCACGTGGTGGAGAAGGGCTGACGGTCGAATTTCATCTGTAATTTCATATGTAATCCGTATGTAATTTTCTTGTGATTTTTACAGATGAGGCGTAATTATCGCAAGATAAACGCAAAAGAGCAAAAGCCGGAAAGCGTTGAAAGCAAAAGAAAAACCGGGGAAACGTTGTGTTTCCTCGGTTTTCTCTTTGGCGCGGAAGGAGGGATTTGAACCCTCGCGCCGCTTTTGACGGCCTACTCCC